ACACAAGCAAATGGCGGAAACTCCACTTTCAGTTTCAATAGTCTTGTCGCCACAGGTGGTGGTCGAGGCGGCGCATTCTATCAGTACAACAGTGTTGATGCTGGGGTAGCTGGTGGTTCCGGTGGCGGTGGTGCTTCTGGTTATCAAACTGGCAGTAGGGGTGGTGGATCGGGTAATCAAAACAGTTATTCTTCTCTTACTGGCATCACAGGTTACGGTAACAATGGTGCCACCGGACCTGCATGGAATGGAGGATACTTTGGCGGCGGTGGCGGTGGCGCTAATGGTTCTGGCAGTGCTGGTAATACTGGTAGTCATATAGCAGGTAATGGTGGTGCTGGTAAACAATGGGTTGTGGATTCACAATATTATGCTGGCGGCGGTGGCGGTGGTGGTTTTATTGACAACGGTCAAGGTGGCACTATAACCGGAGGAACTGGTGGTATTGGTGGCGGCGGAAATGGTAGACAAAGACAAGATGGCGGGTCTGTAACACAGGAAACAACTCCGGGAACTGATAATACTGGTGGCGGCGGTGGCGGCGGAAGTGATGGCGGCTCTGGCGTATTTAAAATCTGGATACCTGTTGCTAACTACACTAGCTATGTTCTCGGCTCTGAACTAACCGAAAGTGTAACTCAGCAGGTCACATATAACAGCGTTGATGGCACATTAATCACGATCACTGCAAGCACTGGCACATCCACAAATACGATTACGTTTCAATGATAAATATGTTACAAAGAACAGGTAAAGATAAATGAGTACATTAGCCACTACAAATATAAAAAATCCAAGTTCAGGCACAAACAACATTGTTCTGAATACGGATGGAACTGTTGCTGTTGATAATTTAAATATTGATGGTAATTTAAGTGTAGAGAATGGTGTAATAAAATTACCTGCTCTCGCAAGTGATCCATCAAGTCCTACCTCTGGAGATTTATACTATAACACAACTGACAATGCAATTAAGCATTATAATGGTACAATTTGGAGTGGTCCAGCTTCTGTTATATTTGAGGCTGGAAGATCAGCAGGTCATGTGAGTGCTACCAATGTCGTTTTATGGGACGACGTTTCAATAAACATTGGAAGTCACTACGATGCAAGCACTGGTAGGTTTACGGCTCCAACTGATGGTATATACGAGTTTCATTGGGGCGGAATTAAAAATAACCAAGCCGGTGTAGTACGGTTATATTTAAGAAAAAATGGTACTCAGATAAAGCAAAATAGGTTGTCAGACGGTGATATTTACAACGGGGCAGTTTGGAGTATGTATTTATCACTCAATGCGTCAGACTATGTAGACGTGCAAGTTACAGAAGGCACCTTATTCGGCACCTTTAGTATATATAACACTTTCGGTGGTAGACTCATAGGATAATAAAATAGGTAAAGATAAATGAGTAAAGCAAAAGATGTAGTATAAATACTTAAAAATATAGGATTTTTTGTGGTTTTTAAATGAAACAGGATAGTGATCAAATGACTGAAATTGTAGAAAAGAATGATGTTACAGATGATTACAATTTTGCCAGAGACCAATACTATGAACTGGCATCAAAAGGGTCAGAAGCTTTAGACATGATGATGGAAGTTGCCCGTGAGATGGAACACCCACGGGCATTTGAGGTCTTATCAACAATGCTTAAAAATAATGCCGACATTGTTGATAAGATGATGGACCTTCAAAAGAAGAAAGTAGACCTTGCAAAACCACAGGAAAAAGAGCAAAAGGCTCTTACACAAAATAATGTATTTGTAGGTTCCACAGCAGAATTACAAAAAATGCTACGTGGAGATGGAGAAAAGGTGATTGAAAATGATTATGACAGAATTGACAAAGGGGATATTCAAACTCCTTAAAAGACTCATTGGCGAGTCTAGTATTGCATTAGCAATCATTTATACTATTGGGCATATCTTTATTGCCACAATCTGCAACTGGTTAATTACAGGTGCAGCTATGGAGTTAGCGGCTATTGATGCAATTGTAGAACCCATCATTAATGGGATTTGGTTCTATCTACTCCATAAACTAGCAAAAAGATTTATAAAAAATGAATGAAAAACAAACGTATCTTGGTAATTCCCAAGTAAAAAGAGATGGTGTTCAGCATGAATGGACAGAGGAACTTAAAGCAGAATACAGAAGGTGTATGCTTGATCCAGTATACTTTGCAGAAACATATGGCAAGGTAATTCATCTTGATAAAGGATTAGTACCATTTAAACTATACCCTTATCAAAAAGAAATGTTTAAGCATTTTAAGGATAATAGATTTTCTGTAGTATTGGCATGTAGACAGTCTGGTAAGTCTATCTCTTCCTGTATGTACATTCTCTGGTTTGCACTATTTCATCCTACTAAAACTGTTGCAGTACTAGCAAACAAAGGTGCAACTGCTAGAGAAATGCTTTCTCGTATTACTCTCGCACTAGAAAATGTTCCGTTCTTCTTGCAACCGGGAACCAGAGCATTAAACAAAGGTTCTATTGAATTCTCTAATAATTCTAGAATCATTGCAGCTGCAACATCTGGTTCATCTATCCGTGGTCTTTCCATTAACCTTTTGTTTCTGGATGAGTTTGCATTTGTAGAAGATGCTGCTACATTCTATACTTCCACCTATCCTGTTGTAACTGCTGGTGAAGAAACAAAAGTAATTATTACCTCTACAGCAAATGGTGTAGGTAATCAATTCCATAAAATTTATGAAAGTGCTGTTCAAGGTACAAGTGAATATAAACCATTCCGTGTAGATTGGTGGGATGTTCCGGGTCGTGATGAAAAGTGGAAGAAACAAACTATCTCAAATACTTCAGAACTACAGTTCCAGCAAGAATATGGTAATACGTTCTTTGGTACAGGTAACACTTTGATTAGTGGTGATGCACTATTAAATATGCGATCATCATTACCTATAGAACAACATGAAAATATTAAAGTTTATGAACACCCTATCCCTAAACACGATTATGTTCTTGCAGTAGATGTATCAAAGGGAAGAAACTTAGACTATTCAACTTTTAACATTATTGATATTTCTACTAGACCATTTAAACAAGTCTGTACTTATAGAAGTAATAAGATTTCTCCTATCCTATTTCCAAATATTATTCATAAATGGGCATTAAAATATAATGAGGCTTATGTACTGGTAGAATCAAATGATGCAGGTTCTGTAGTAGCTAATGGTCTTTACTATGATATTGAGTATGAGAATGTGCATGTAGAGTCTATGATTAAAGCAAACTCTATTGGCATTACTATGAATAGAAAAGTAAAACGTATTGGTTGTTCTAACTTTAAAGACTTGATTGAAGAAAAAAGATTAATTTTACATGATATGGATACTATTGCAGAATGTTCTACTTTTGAATCAAAAGGTGACTCTTATGAAGCAACAGATGGCAACCATGATGACTTAGTAATGAATTTAGTATTATTTTCGTTTTATGTTGGTACAGATTTCTTCACAGAATTAACAGATGTAAAGATTAAAGAAATGTTATACCAACAAAGAATTAGAGAGATTGAAGATGAAATTGTGCCTGTGGGAATTTTTGATGATGCAACTGAAGAAGAAAAAGGTGAATCCATTGATGGTGACGTTTGGTTTACTCAAAGAACAGAAATGTTCTAAAATCAGATATTTATAAATATTATTGTTGTTTTGACTATTCTTATCATGGGTAACTTATTATTAATTCAAACGAAAAAAAGGAAGACCGAAAATGGCTTTTTTCACGCCTTCACTGTCTCCAGCTGTAGTAACCCGTGAGATTGATCTCACTGGAATTGTCCCTAACGTAGCCACATCGACGGGTGTGATCGTAGGTAACTTTCGCTGGGGTCCGGTTGAACAACCGACTGAAGTAGATAACGAAGCAAGACTTGTTTCTTTGTTTGCCTCTCCTGACACAAATAACACAGTAGATTTTAACTCTGCTGCATATTTTACCAAATACTCCCAAGAACTTTTAGTTGTTCGGGAAGTAACAGATGCTGCTAAAAACGCATTCTATGACGACTCTGGGGCATGGACTGATGCTGGTTCCAGAACAGCACGTCTTATTAAGAATGGTGCAGATTGGGATAACACAATCTCGGCGGCAGATAGTGATACTCACTCATTCATTGGCAAGTACCCCGGTGCACTTGGCAACAGTATTCAGGTTCAAGTCTGTCCATACAGTGCAACGGACTCTGCCTTCACTGGTTGGTCTGGTAACCTGAATTTAGAATTTGATGCTGCTCCTGATATGTCTCAGTTTGCAGCAAGTCAAATTGGTGCAGACTCTATTGGTGTTAGCAAGGTACATGATGAAGTTCATGTTGCTATCATTGATAAAGAAGGATTGTTTAGTGGTCAAGTAGGTGGTGTTCTTGAAACATTCCCATTCCTTTCCCTTGCATCTAATGCAAAGAATGCAGACGGTTCTACAAACTACATTGCAGACGTACTGAACACTCAGTCCAAGTATGTTTGGCTTGCTAATGCAGCTAACCTTGACTCTGCATTTAATGCAGCAGGTGCTGGTACTGATCTTGTAGATTCTGCTGATGACTATTCCCTGACTGGTTCTGCACAGACAGTACAAACCTATAACCTTTCTGGTGGTAAAAACTCTGGCTCTCTTGGTACTTCTGAGATTGCAACAGGTTTTGACACAATCAAAGATGTTGATGCATATCAGGTAGATTTCCTGATTGCTCCACACAACGCTGGTTCTGATGCACAGGCAGTTACTGATCATGTTACAGTTATTAACAACATGACAAGTATTGCTGCTGTAACTCGTAAGGACTGTGTAGTTGTAGCATCCCCACCAAAAGGTGTGTTGACAAGTGTTGACCCTGTAGGCGATACTGTAACATTTGCTAACAGGCTTACAAATAGTTCCTACTGTTTCTTGGATAACAACTATCTGAAAGTCTTTGACAAGTATAATGACCAGTACATTACCATCCCGGCAGCTTCCTCTACCGCTGGTCTGATGGCTCAAACAGACTTTACCACAGCACCTTGGTTCTCCCCTGCGGGTACAAGAAGAGGTATCTACTTTGGCGTAACAGATATCTTACACTCACCTGATAAGGGTGAAAGAGATACCCTGTACAGAGCCAATGTAAACCCAATTACTAACCTTCCCGGCACAGGCATTACCTTGTTTGGTGACAAGACCATGCTGCGCAGACCTTCTGCATTTGACAGAATTAACGTGCGCAGACTGTTCCTGACACTGGAAAGAGCAATTTCCAGTGCTGCTAGACAGGTTCTCTTTGAGTTTAACGACGAATTCACCAGAGCAGAATTCGTAAATATCGTTGAACCTTTCCTGAGAGAAGTAAAGGGTCGTCGTGGTATCACTGATTTCAGAGTAGTTTGTGACGAAACAAACAACACACCTGAGATTATTGATCGCAATGAATTCATTGCTACTATCTTCATTAAGCCTGCTCGCTCGATCAACTTTGTTACTCTTAACTTTGTTGCTACTCGTACCGGCGTAGACTTTGAAGAAGTAGTTGGTCTGTCATTCTAAACCGCTTAACTAAGGAGATATAAAGATGGCTATTCTTGGAGTTGATGACTTCAAAGCAAAACTGAAAGGTGGCGGTGCTAGACCTAATTTATTCAAGGCAACGATCAACTTTCCCGGTTATGCAAACGGTAATGTAGAACTTACCTCTTTCATGTGTAGAGCAGCACAACTTCCTGCTTCAGTAATGTCTGAAATCATTGTACCATTCCGTGGTCGTGAGTTGAAGATTGCTGGTGACAGAACGTTTGAAATCTGGTCGCCTACAATTATCAACGATACAGACTTTGCTGTAAGAGATGCAATGGAACGTTGGATGAATGGGATCAATGCCCATTCTGACAATAGTGGTCTTACAAACCCTGTAGACTACCAAGCTGATCTTATTGTAGAGCAACTTGATAGAGATGGTTCTACTATCAAGACCTACAACTTTAGAGGTTGTTTCCCAACAAACGTTTCTCCAATTGATCTGTCCTATGATCCGGCAGCAGCAATTGAAGAATTTACTGTAGACTTCCAAGTCCAGTATTGGGAATCTAATACAACATCCTAACAGGATGACTAAATAGGGGGGAGAATACACTCTCCCCTATACTATTTTCGGAGAAAAGTTTTGGCTGAAAGTGATACTAGTTTAAAGTTGTTTGGTTTTGAAATCAAACGGCAGAAGCAGAAAGAAAAAGAATCATTACCATCTGTGGTTCCACCTATGGACCAAGATGGTTCTGGCTATGTTACTGCATCTGGAACACACTATGGTTCCTTTGTAGACCTTAGTGGTGAGCAAGCCAAAGATGATAAAGATTTAGTTAGAAAGTATCGCACAGTTGCAATGCATCCTGAAGTAGATGCTGCTGTTGAAGATATTGTTAATGAAGTTATTTCTGGTGAAGATGAAGTTATTGAATTGAATATGGATGAAGTTGAGACTTCCGATTCAATCAAAAAACAAATCAAAGAAGAATTTGAGAATATTGCGGGTATGCTTGACTTCAAGAACTATGCTCATGATATTTTCCGTAGGTACTATGTTGATGGTAGAATGTATCACCATCTGGTTATTGATCCTGCAAGACCACAAGAGGGTATTCAGGAAATCAGACCTATTGATGCACTGAAAATCCGTAAAGTAAAAGAGATTAAGAAAGAGAAAGACCCTAAGACTGGTGTTGAACTTGTTAAGACAGTCAATGAGTATTTCTTATATTCTGAAAACAATCAAACAACAT